TTTATCACACAACTGATATATCTCATTTGCGAATGATACTTTAGTTGCCAAAAAACTATTTGTTAAATATTTTACCATTTCTGCATGAGTGGAATCTGTTTTGATTATATGTGCCTTTGGAAATACTTTTGAAAAGATTTGTTTTAATTCAGTAGTTGCAGGTCTTGGTCCACCTAAAATAATTCTATTTTGATTTTCATAATCAGATACCGCATTTCTTTCTGTAAGAAATTCAGGGTTAAATACCAATGTAAGTGATTCATATTTTTTATTCCACTTTTCTGTTGTACCAGGTGGAATTGTTGATTTAATTACAATAGTTTTATTCGATTCATAGTTGTCTGAAATCAAATCTATTGTATCTAATACACTTTCTAATATAGAAGTATCACATCTACCATCTGATTTCATTGGAGTTGGTAAACACAAAAATATGGTATCACATAAATGAACCATATTATCTAGTGTTGATGTTGATTTAGTATCATCTTTATCATGAGTAAGAACATCATAATAGTTCTTAAATTTCTGATAAACTGCATTACCAACAAATCCTTGGCCTACAATTCCTATCATTATAAACTCTGAATATATTCTCTTAATCTATCTTTTGGTTCCCAACCTAATCTTTCAAGAGTATCATTATTTTCTCTTAAAGTCTTTCTGTAATTACCTGGTTGGTCTGGTAAATAAACTGATTCAATTTGTGGGAACTTTTCTAAAAACATTGCAAACATTTCATTTATAGAATAGTTTACTCCACATCCAAGTTCCCATGCATCTTCATGAACTTCAGTTCCCATTCCTACTTTGTACAAACCATCAACAATATCAACTACATGAGTAAAATCTCTTCTTTGCTCACCATCACCAACGATTGTTATTTTTTCACCATCTCTAATTTGCCTTCTCCATATACCAATCACTGCTGCCCAATCACCTTCGATGATTTCATCAGGACCATATACATTATAGAATCTACAAATCTCGGCATCTAATCCATATGCTTGTTTATATAATTTAAATACCTCTTCACCCATATGTTTGAAAGCTGCATATGGTGATTGGAATGGGTCATGCCATCTTGAAGATGAACCAGCATAAACAACTTTTACATTATTTAATCTTGCCCATTCAGCCACAACTTGTGAACCTTGTGCGTTTACTCTAAAACATTCTGTTGGGTCCTCAAATGATGGTTGGATTCTACTTAATGCGGCTAAGTGAAAACATATATCAAAATCTTCACCTTTCCAATACATAAGTGATTCTATATCACCCATTACATATGTTGCTCCCTCAACTTCATTTTCTTGAAGTCCAGTTTCATAATCATCAAGTGATACCACTTCATGACCTTCTTTTAATAATCTTTTAATGAGGTTAGTTCCTATAAAACCTGCTCCTCCTGTTACGAGTATTTTCATTTATTTACCTTTCCATATTTTACTTTATTCCAAATTCTTTCAAATACATAATATACAACAAAACCTGTAATGTTCATATAAAGTGCATTTAAAAAGTTACTATCAGTTATGTTTACAGTTAATACTAAAAAAGAGTTTAGTATTGCTACCATTCTCCAACTGATAGTTTTTAGTATTGTTCTTTGTTTGGTTTCTACAAACATTATTTTTTTACTATACCAATTAATTGGTGTTCATTAAATAGTAAATATTTTTCAGTACCTACTTCTATTTCATTTGTACCATGTCCTTTTTCATACATTACCACATCACCAACTTGAACTGTCATTGGGATTCTATCTCCACTTTGTGAAAAGATGCCTGTGCCTATTGATACTACATCTCCATAAACTTTTTGAGATTGTGTTGCTGATTCTGCAATAATAATTCCACTTGCAGTTTTGTTTTCTTTCTTTTCGTGTGGTTTTACCAACACTCTATCTCCTAATGGTCTAAATGTTCCTTCCATAATTAAATCGTTTCGTAAAATTCGTTTTGTTTTTCTTGTCTATCTATTTGTTTTGGATGATATAAACTCCAATGTTCTTCCGCTGGAAAGTTTGAGAATGTATCATAACCTGTAATTTTTTCATGTACCTTATTCATCCAAGTTACATCTTCTGTATTTTTGTAAATTCTTGTTTGATAATCAGGCCAATTTACCCAACCTTTTTCATTTACATTCCATTTCCATTTTTGGATATGTTCTTGAGTTAGCCCATTTACTGTATTAATTCTTGGTACAAAAATGATATCGACTGGATTTGATTGTAATACTTCAGGTAGATATGCAATCATAACCTCATGTGGGATTTCATCTGCATCAATCTGAAAGATATAATCACCAGTACAATTTGATTTTAGGTTATTTTTGTAAGATGAAAAATCCTTGTTAAGAGGAAATCCCACAACAGTATAACCATGAAGTTCTTTTTTAATATTTAAAAATTCTAATACTTCTTGAGTTACACCACCTTCATCGTACTGAATTACAATCTCATCCTCTTCTCTAATTTTATTATTTAGAAAATCTAATAACTTGGTTAGTTCTTCTAACTCATTATGTACTGTTATCGCGTAACTAATCTTCATTTGTATCTTCGTTTACTTCATCTTGTATAATATCTCTACGAGTAGAAGTTGTACCTGGTTCTCCGAATAATCTTCTCAAAACATCTTCTTCAAATCTAATTTCATAAACATTTACAATATTACTTAAAATATAAGTTCTATAATTTGAAAGAGAACGAGAGTATAGTTTAGTATTATTTTTAATATAGGATTCAAATAAAGAACTACCATCTTTACTGAATCTTTTTAAAAGAAGTTCTAATGCCTGGTCTGAACCTATTGGTATTCTCTTATCTCTTAACTTACCAATAAAGTTTGTAAAATCAATAGGTCTAATTGGATTTAGTTTAATTGCATGAACCTTATTACCAACAATACCAATTACAAAAATATATCGAGCATCTTCTCCACTTCTTGTTGGTGGTTCTCCACCACGATAAGTTGTGATACGATAGATGTTTCTTGGTCTTATTTGTGAACGAGGAACTCTTTTTTCAGGCCGAAGAAATGCTTTGTATTGTCTTGTAAAAGCCATTATAATTTTTTAATTTCGGGTAGTTTAAGTTGAACTGGTGTTGCAACTTTTACATACTTTTCAAGTATTCCTTTTAAAACTTCTGTTTGTTTTGGTAAACTAAAATTATTTATAATATTGGTTTTTAATCCTTTTGAATTATTTAAATAATTTTTATAATTTTTGTAAACATCAAATATCTTTCCAGCAGCTTTTGAATAATCAACAGTAAACCATTTAGCTCCTTTTAATAGAAATTGATTTTGTGCAGATTCATGAATATCCTTTAACTCACCTTCTAAATAAACTGTATTTTGTTCTGGTAAAAAATCAGTATGTCCACTCCATTTAGAAACAAGTATTGGTTTACCAGTTGTTGCAAACTCTGCAAGTGGTCTACCATAACCTTCACCTTTAGTGAACATTAGAAATGCCTTTACTTTTTCATCGTTATATAAATCATTTAATTCTGACTCGGATAAATCACCAAATACTAAATGAATTGGAGGACACTTATCTCCAAACTGATTAGTAACTTCTTTAATTTTATTAGAGATACCTTCTCTTTCCATTACAGAAAACCCTGCTTGGGAAGTTTTAAGAATAAGACCTGGTTGTTGTTTCTTTGGTAGGTCTTTAAAAACCGTACAGAATGTTTTAATCATCATTCCTACATCTTTTCTATCTTGTCCTAAATCTCCTGATAACCAATGTCCTACAAAAAGAAAGTTAAAATCTGTATCAACTGAATCTAAAAGAGATGTTGTTGATTTACCATTAAAAACTTCCGTATTTACTCCTTCAAATAAAACTTCAACTGGTTTTTCTAATTTTAATTGGCCAACTTTTTGTTTTGTTTGTTTATTAACTTGGTCATAAGAAGTTTTAACTAATACTTCTTTGGTAAATTGAGATGGTGTTATAATTAAATCCATTTGATTACCACCTTGGATGAATTCTTGTGGTGCAATTGTACTTTCAACACCAGCAGTAATTCCTATATTATATTTACCAACTCTTTTAAACTCATTTGCTACTGAAATTTGTATAAAAATATCAGGTTGTTTATCTATTTGAACTGATATATTTTCAAGTATCTTTTTTCCAAAATCAGTTTGTGGATTTATTTGGTCTTGTGGAGTATTTCCCCATCTTGTTGGTACGATTTTAATATCGTATTTATCTAACTCAAAAAGTGATTTGAGTATATCTCTTGAGTGGTCTCCATATCCACTTCTTGTTGCAACTGGTGCCTGAAATACTAATAGTGGTTTACTCATTATTTTATTTTATATACGTTAAACTTTTCTTTTGGTTTCCAATTTTCTATTGCTTTTAGAATACCATTTGCCATACATTCATTTTGGTTATTAGCATTCAATCCCATTTCACCAATAAATTCTTTTCTACCAACCATACCTCTGTTCTTTCTTTCTTGCCTTGGAATATCATACCAATATCTGATTGCTTCTGCAACTTCTACTATATCTACTTTATCATCTATGATATAAGGAGTAGGAACTGAGCCAACCATAGTTTGGGTTCGTGACCATACTGGTTTTACCCACTCACCATGTGTTACTTTATCTTCCCACTCTCTCCAATTATGAAGTGAACCTATTTCTTTGTAATCTTCTGCGGTAAAGTATTTACCATCTGATTTCTTTTTGAAACCACATTGGTCTTGTAATCCACCAGTCACATTTACAATAATTGGTGTTCCTGCCATAACTGATTCTGCAGTTACCAAACCAAATCCTTCGTTACCTGCAATATTAATTGTACAATCTGATAAGTTATAAAGATAATTTAATTCATCTTGTGAGATTCTATCCGTTGAAAATTTAATATCACAATCTGGTGCAATTCTTTTTTGAACTTCTATTAAGTTTGTACCATTTTGGTCAATAGGAGCTGTGTGCATTATTAAACAAACTTTATCTTGGTCTTTCTTTGGTAATCCATCCTTGAATTGTTTAAAAGCCCAAATTACATCTGATGGTTGTTTTCTTTTGATGTTTCTATTCATCCAAAATAAAACAAACTTATAATCTTTATCACCAAGAACTCTTTTCTTAAATTCATCTGGTACTTGAATTGGTTTATAAGTATTTTCATTGATACCATGTGGTACATAATCAACTTGCCAATCTTCTAGTGGTTTGATTGTTTCTGAATCTAATTTACCAACTCTACTTACAATACCATAAGTTTGTCTTGAGATACATCCTAACCAATCACATGATTCGTAATAGTTTCTATTATAATGAGGGTCTGGTAAATCATCCCATATATGATAAAACAGAATTGGTATATTCTGTCTGATTTCTGCCTCTATTTCGTATAGCCATCTCCAATATCTAGGGTCTGTAAAGTGAAGTATTGCATCTGGTTGATGTCTCATAATTAATTCTCTCAAAATATTTGCATCGCCATAACCACTCCATGGAATTATTTTAAGTGAAGCATTTTCAACGCCACTTACTTTACGAGCATCACCACCTAAATCTATTTCTTTCCCTTTTTCAGGATGATTTACTGCTGCTCCTAATTGAACCCAATCAAATTTATCAAAAGAACCAAAAACAAACTCTTTTGATACAGTTGCTATACCAGATGACATTCGCAAGTCATCCGAAAGTAATAAAATCTTTTTCTTTTTTGCCATTTAAATTAAATTAGAATTGAGAACCACTAACTTGTAGTTCTTCATAAGTGTTAATTTCGTTTCTAAAATCTTCTTCATTGATGTACTTGTGTACTGAACGATTTACTAATTTTTGTAGTGTGATGTTTGAATCAAACGAAATTCTTTTGAATGATGAGTAAATATCTTTTACAATTTTTACTGTTGTCAGTTTTGTATCTGCCATAACTCTCCGTTTTTATTAATATATTTTAATATAAATATATACAAATATAAAAAACAGATTAATTCCAAACAGAACAAAGTCCTCTTGTTTTAAATTCACACCAATCACATTGTTTTCCTTTGTTTGGAGGGAAGTGGGTTTGTATAATCTCTCCACCATCACCAAATACAGAATCTACAAAATTTGTAAATCCATTCCAGGCATTGTTAATTGAGGGTTTACCATTAGCAGGAACAAATTTGGATATCCTTGGAATGGGATACTCAAAATTCTCTGATATTTTACGTTTTAATATTTGATATTCTACTTTAATTTTATCTAAAGGAATATCATACTTTTGTGAATAGAATTTTTTGTATAACAACATTTGAGAGGTTTTTACTTTATCAGCTTTCTGATATTTGTTCCAACCTCTTGTTGATGTTTTCAAATCAATGATTATATATTCACCAGAAGTTTTATCTTTAAGAAGTACATCTATGAAACCAATAAAGTTTACACCTGGTTTTACTTCTGCATTAAGTACTTGTTCTATTGCTACTAACTCAAATCCTGTTTTGTGATATAGTTTATCTAACTTGCTAGTAAAATATTTTAATATTAACTTACCATCTTCAAAAAACTCACCTAGTTCTTCTTTTTTACATGGATACATACCTTCATCCATCTTATCAGATTCTTTCTTGAAATGCTCTACCATTTGATTGTACAACATTGTTTCTAAATCCAATGATAAAGCCTGTTTTTTAGTAACATTATACATCACATCCAAAAAGTGTTGTATTGTTTCGTGCATTGCACTACCGAAAATTGTGTGGATATTTGCGGATGATGTTCCTAACTTATCAATATAATTTAACTTATATTGTTCTTGACAAGTTGAATACATTCCATATTGTGAGTAGCTTACTTTTGCCATTTATGTTTTATTTACTATGTAAATATACGAAAAATTTTGTTAAAAAACAAGCTTTTTAGGAGATTTTTTGTGTAAAGAATTATCAGTTACAATACCTGTAATTGTAAAACAATATCTTGGCCAATAACCTGAATTTGCTGTTGAGTGGTATATACCTTCTTCCCAACAATGTATATCACCGAGTTTCCATTGATGTATCGCAGAGTTACCAACCAAAACATGATGCCCCCAATTCCAATCGTTTAATTGAATTAGATATCTTATTACTTCAGTATCATCAGATACCTTTGCAAAATTTCTTCTATAATTGTTGTATGAATCTCTATGCCATGGAATTATTTTACCACTTGGTTGTTCTAAAAACATAATTTGTGGATTATCTAATCCACTTAATTCTGCCATCTTATGAAAAATAGGAGGGAGGTTTCTTGTTTGTCTACCACCAGTATTGTATTCAGAGAAACCTGCTTTCTCTAAATCGTTGTGATATCCTTCCATAAAATCTTGAGATTCTTTATTGTAGTAAGTTCCTTTGATTCTTGTTTCTGAAAAGTTATCTTTATCAGTTAGAGATTGTACAACATTTTGTACTTCAGATTCTAATTCATCCGATACGAATCTACCAACATATTTTACATCTTCTACTTTCTTTTGTGAATCGAAGTGCCAATCAAAGTTTTCTTTATTCCAATCCCAATAAGATTCCATTACACCTTTAGTTTAAGTTTAGTTATCTGTTTTTTATCAATACCATACTGTTCACAAATGTATTTTACATTTTCTCTACCCTCGCGAGTTGAATAAAAGATTTCTAAATATTCTTCTGCCTCTTTAGTAGAACACATAAATTCTTTTATAATAAGTTCTACTAACCATCCTTCATATTTAGTTTCACCTTTACCTTTTGTATATTTTAAATAATATTTTCCTTTTGGTAGTAATCCAATAAGAGCAAGGTATAATGCCTTTGGTTCTAAAACTTGTGTGTAGGGTTGTATTTCAGAAAGTACTTGAATCCAATCTGGGTTCATAGAAAGGAATCTATGAATCATGTAATTAGACCAGGTCTTTTTATCTCCCTCATCTAATGTTTCCCAATAGTTTGGATTTTGTTCAGATGTGATTGCCTTTATGTGGTCAAATAGTGATTTTGTTTTAGCCATCTAAATTAGTTATAACTGGTTTTAATTCATCGGGTAATAAATCTGTGTTTATTTCACCACAATCCCCACATAAATATAATTCCACAGGAATAATTGCATCTTTGGATTGGCCAGTAACTAATCTTGATACTCTTAAAAATTTAGTACCTTGAATGAATACTGTTCCATCACACTCATCAGTTGTACAAACCATTTCTTTAGCTTGTTTTAAATCGATTTGTGGTTGTTTTCCTAATATGTCTGCCATAATTTATTTATTTAATATATTTTTTTCGTTTTCTTTTCCAATTTCTTTTACTCTCTCAAATTCTTCATCTGTAAGTTTCTTTCCTTGTACAGCAGCGGATAAAGAAGCCATCTTTTTAGTTTCATGAGAGTTAAGAGGTCTTGTATATTTTCTTAAGTGTTCAGATTGAGAATCTAAATATTCTAAAAATTTATCAAAATCATCTTTTGATAACTTATCTAACTCTTCATCTGTTAATGGTTTATTAGGATTATATTTCATACTTGATAAATTTGTAATACAAATATACGAAAAATATTTGAAATATCCAAATTAATTCCATTTTTTTACTATTAAATTCGATGCTATATCGTAATTTTTTTGTATTTTATCTTGATTATTTAACCATATTTTTTTACTTTCTTCAAATGTAAGTTTTTTAATATTATTATAACAATCTATAAACTTATCAATTCTATTATAATAATCATCTTCATTATCACCATCCTCGAATCCAAACTCATCATTCCAAACATAAAACCCAATATTTTTAAGTAGTTTAATCATATTTTTCTGCCCCATTATAATAGGAATATTACCATTCATAAAAGATAGTAATGTTTTTTCACTTATCTGACAATCTAAATTTGGGTCATTACCATTTTCAGTTTCATAAACAAAAGCAAATATTGATTTATCATATTCTTTTTGTAAATTTTCCCATGTAGGGAATTTTTCTGAATATTCTAAATCATCTTTAGTTTCTTTATCAGAATCTGTCAAATATTTTGCGTATCTAAATATACAATTTTTATCTGATGTTATTTTTGAAAATAAATAATTTCTAAATTGTAATTCTTTTCTTACAGAAAATATTGATTTTATAGTTTTGTTAAAGTATAATTTTTTTAATGGATTATATAAATCACTTGGCCATGCAATAACACCTTGAGAATTCCAACTTAAACTATCTCTCATATAATATTCAAACCAATGTAAATGTATATTGACAAGGGGGTGAAATTCATATTCAGATGGTGAAATTGTACTTGTAGATAAAAAGGATAAATCTCCTTTACTTCTTATATTATCAATTTTTTTATGAAGTATTTTCTTAACATTATTATCTGATATTATTTCATTTCCATATCTATAAATTTTAGAATTGTTAGAGTTATATGAATCTTTATCAAATTCATTAAAGTCACATATATTATGATTAATATCATAATAAAAATCTATTTGTTGTTCTACAATATTATCAAATTTATAAATCATTACCAATCAAATTTCTTATCAAACAATAAGTAACTTATCAAATCATAATTACTTTGAATTAATTTTATATTCTTATTATAGTATTCCTTTACTTCAGTTAAAGATAATTTATTTACATTTTCTATACATCTAATAAATGAATCTATTTTATACTCTGAATAATTTGTGTATGAATCTCCTTCACCAAATCCAAATTCATTATTCCATACTTTTATACCTAATTTTTCTAAATCAGATATAATACCCCTACCTCCAAGTATTATTGGCATCGTACCTGTTAGTAATCCTATTAAGGTTTTTTCTGTAAGATTTGTTGTTGGATTTATATCGGAATCTCCGTGTTCAGATTCAACAATAAATGAAAAATAACTATTTTTATATTCATTAACTAATTCATTTAAAAGAGGAAAATTATTAATTTTTAAATTATCTTCTATTAGATTTTCTTGGTTTTGAGGCCATTTTGCATATCTAACTATACCATCATCTATATTTGGGGTTTTATTAAAAAGATAATCTCTAATATCATTTTGTTTTCTAACAGATAAAATTCCTTTATATTGTCTATCTCCTTCTATTTTTTTTCCATAATAAAAAGAGTCATCAAAAATTGGTATATTTTCTTTTGTTTTCCAAGAAATATTTTTTCTAGTATTAACATTTCTCCACATTAAAAAATTAATTAACGGATGTGTGCTTTTTGGAAAGGTAGATGTAGTTGATGTCGAAATACAAGCATCTATTTTGAATTCTTCTATTATTTTATAAATGTTATTTAAATAATTTAAATCTGATATAGTTTCGTGTTTATAAAAGAAAATATATTTTTTATCTTCACCATTACTACCTCTTATAATAGATTTACATTTTTCTAATGTATTCCAATCATATTGATTAATATGTAGTATAATTCCATTTTCAAGTACATCAAACTCTTTATAAAATATTTTTGGTAGATTTATCATAACTTATCTTTTATATACTCAAAAAATTCTATATGTCCTTTCCATGACCAATGTGAATCATCAATTTCAGGATGTTCATCTGATATAATAGAGTACTTTGCTCTTCCATCTTCAGTAAGTGTATGTTCATCTACATTCCATTCAACAACTTTTATATTTCTTGATTTAAAATATTTTTTAAAAAAAAAGAATATATCATCAAATCTTCCTGTCACAGCTGGAAGATATGGAACAATAATTTTTTTAAAATATTCTCTAACTGCAATATGTGCATCTTCATTCCAATATTTGTATTTGTAATCTAAATCTAATAAAAGATTAATAATTATTTGGTCATGTGAACCATTATCATTAGGAACCATAAATCGTGTATCACTTGCACGAGATAAAAATACAATATCATTCTCTTGAATATTATATAAATTTTCTATGATACTATCAAATATACGTTGATTACCTACACCTGATATTCCATTATTAATAAAATCATCTCCTATGTGTTCACTTATCAATTCTACCCAAGTTTTTTGAGTGCCATTATATGTTTTTTTATAATACTCATGGTCACTTGTACATCCTTGACAATATGTAAATGAATCTCCAAAAAAATGAATCATAACAACTTTAAAATATTTTTTACTGTTTTTGGACCAACTTCAATCGTATGATATGGAGTATTTGTTTCTTCTAAAACTTGTTTACATAAGTTATCGATTGAAATTGATTGTTCTAAATCTTGATATCTTTCTTTTTCATTGTGAGAACCCTCTGTTCTATCTAAAAGAATGTTGATACTATCATACTTCCTATGTAAATCAATTACAAAATC